AGATATATAAAATTTCTCAATTTTTTAATTGTTAATAAACTTTAATACTTTTATTTACTATAAATTAAAACAAATATAAGAATTCGTCTATGAATAATACGTATCTTGAAAACGTTATATTCTTTTATATAATTAAAAATTTAAATCTTGTTTAGTCATTTAAAGGGAGTTATTTTACTAATCCTTATTTAAAAACTTTATTTGATATTATTAAACCACATATATTGGAATATAGAGCTGAACCAACTGAACAGCAATCTATAGATTTAGTAAAACTTGCAAATAAAGAAGATAAGGTAACAGAAGATCAAATACATGCTTTATGGCAAACAAGAGATATGGTTAGCCAATATACAGATGAATGGTTAAATCAGAATACATAGGCATTTGGCGAATGGCAAAACCTTATGAGTGGTCTTAGACGTGTTATTGAATATGTAAAAACTATTCAAGCTGATGTTACATTTGAAAATTGTGCAGAGATTGTTCAGCATGCGAAATCAATGTTTCAATCAGATACTAATTTTACATTGAATAATTCAAAAGGACATGATTTCTTTGATCCTGTTAATCATAAGCAAACTGAACTTGAAACCAGAAAGACTGGTTATAATTTTGTTGATCAGTGTTTGAAAGGTGGTTGGGCAAATAAAACATTAAATGTATTTATGGGTTCGCCAAAAGTAGGTAAGTCTATGTGGCTTTGTAATTTATGTGCTAATTCTGTAAGAAATGGTGAGAATTCTGCATATATTACATTGGAGATGGCATATCAGCTTGTTGCACAACGTATAGGTTCAAATCTTTTTAATATTCCTATTGAAGAATATGAAAAAAGTGCTGCAGATGCAAATTTTATGCAACAGAAGATGAAAGAATTTTATATGAATTCACTTATCACTCCTGGTAAGTTTATCATAGAAGAATTCCCAACATCATCTGCAACTGTATATGATATAGAATCATTCTTACTTAAATTAGAGGAAGAACTTTCTACTGAAACTGTTCCATTTAAATTTAAGAACATTTTCATTGATTATGTTAATATCATGAAAGATGCGAAGAATCCTAATTCAGAAAGTACATATTTGAAAATTAAATCTATTTGTGAAGATGTTCGTGCGATGGCACAAAGAAATAACTGGTGTGTTATTTCATTAACACAGACAAATAGAACTGCATATGATTCAACAGATATTGGTATGAGTAATGTTTCTGAATCTGGTGGTTTGATTGCAACAGTTGATAGTTTATTCGGTATTATTCAATCTTCAATGATGCGTGTAGATAATACATATTATTTAAAAGCTGTTGCTATTCGAAATTCTGGACATATGGGAGATAAAAAGAAATTTGATTTTAATCCTACATATTTAAGAATTGAAGAAAATCTTGATGAAAATATTATTCCTGAAAATGTATCACTTGATGGTTTAGTAAAAGATAAGCATAAGAATGATAATACAGGAAATAATACTTATCAGCAATATCCCACAAATGTTGGTGTTCGACCAAATGTAATAGAATCACCTCAATTAGGATTAACAGAAACACAAATACAGGCACAAGATTTATTTAGCATGTAATAAACATTTTTTAATTTTTATCATATAATATATGAATTATGATATTTTATAAAGAATATAGTGAAATTAAATTTAAGTATGTTTAATAAGTTATATCTTAAGTCATTGGAAGAATTTAAGTTATAATTAATATACAACGATTTTATTGAATTATATTTCTTAAAAAAGATAAGATTTAGATAATTATCTTTCTATATATTTGATATATAGTTTTCTCAGGTTAACTTCACATATATTATAAAAGTTATATATGTTATTAAGTTAAATATCTAATTATTATATAACTAAAAAATATCAAACATTATAAAAAGCAATATGGCAAGAATTAACACTACAAAGATGCTTAGTAATGATGGGTATTTTTCAAGTAATGACTATAATCCTGATCTTTCTAATCAAACAATGACTGTATCACCTCTTGTGTCAGATTAGTATGAATATGCTATGACCGATGATATAGTCTTGTTACATGAAAGAAAAGATACAGAAGAAATATTATATAACATATGGATTGAGTCTCCATATGCTAAGCAATATGAAGTAAACTCTTCTACTTTTGTCATACCAAAGATACCTAAAGAAGAAACAAGTAAGATCTTTTATTACATGAAAAATAAACTTGCAGAAGTAAAAACATTATCTGCATATGAAATGGTAATCGCTATAAATGAATTCTTTAATTTTAATTATGATTATGTGGTAAAGAAAGTATTATCACCTAAACTTAAAGCAGAAATATTAGCAGATTATTATAACAATGGTATGAAAGAACGAATGGATACTAATGCATCAGTTAAATTATTTTAATTATATTAACTAAAAAATTTATAATTTTTGTATATTTTAAAAATAAGTTAGATAAATAAAATAATAAGAAATATGTTTAAGAATTTGGGAGAGTTAATTAAACTATTTTTATAATTTTGAATTTAATTAATAAAATATTATATATCACTTATATTAATAATTTGTATCAACTCTCCAATTTTTATACAAATTAAAATATAAGTGATTTTTTATTATGTTAAAGTCAATTAAAATAAGAATATATCCAGATGCTGTTTAGAAAGAATTTATTTCTAAACAGTTGGGTTGTTGTCGGCTTATATATAATAAATTATTGGATTATAAGAAGACATAGTATATACAAAATAAACAAAAAATCTCTTTATCTCAATTAGGTAAATATTTGACTAATTTAAAACATCAAAATGAGTATCTATTTTTGAATGATGTATATTCTAGATGTTTAAATCAATCAATGATGGATTTAATAAAAGCATATGATAATTTCTTTATGTCACATAATGGTTATCCTAAATTCAAATCGAAGAAAGATACTAAACAAACATGCAGATTTCCAATAAATGTGTTTAATCGTCCTGATTATATATGTAAAAAAATTAAAGGAAATCGAATAACATTAATAAAATAGTTAAAGAATATATTATTTAAATGTTCAAAAAAAGATGAAATATATTTAAACCATAATCAAAAATATATACATTCTGTTACTCTTATTAAAACATCTACAAACAAATATTATCTTTCTATTTGTGTTGATTATAATATTATTAAACAAAAAGAAAAACTAGATACAGTAATAGGGTTGGATTTAGGTATAAAAGATTTTATTGTGGATTCAAATGGTAATAGATATGAGAATAAACATTTCTATAAAAATCAAGAAAATAAATTAAAAAAATTATAGAGACAGCTTTCTAAAAAATAGAAAGTAAGCAATAAATTGAGAATTAAATTAGCAAAAGTTCATGAAAAGATAAAGAATTAGAGATTAAATTATTTACATCAAATCACTTCAAAATTAGTTAATGAAAATCAAATTATCTGTATTGAAGATTTAAATGTAAGTGGTATGATGTCTAATCATAAATTAGCTAAATCTATTCAAGAATTGTCTTTATTTGAATTTAGACGTTAGTTAGAATATAAATGTAAGTGGTATGGTAGAGATTTAGTTATAATCGATAGATTTTATCCATCATCTAAAACATGTCATAATTGCAAATATATTTATAAAGATTTGAAATTAAGTGAACGAGAATGGTTATGTCCACAATGTGGTAAAGAAATTGATAGAGATTATAATGCATCTTTAAATATTTTAGATGAAGGACTAAGACAATTGAATTTATAATCAATATAAAATATAAATAGGGTTAAGTTTTACCGAATTTACGCTTGCGGAGATACCAACTATGGATGAAAGAAGTTAAATTATTTAACTATACTAAAAAGTAGTGTATCTATGAAACAAGAAATATATTGTTTTAAAAATATTTTTTAAAACAAAAACTTTGAAGGAGCGAATGGATACTAATGCATCTGTGAAATTATTTTAATTATATATAACAATATTATATGAATACAGAGTTATTGGAAAAACTTAATAATTTACATGAACGAATTAAAACAATAAGAGGACAAATTGAATCATGTAAAAGTTTAACACATTATCGTAATATAAAATGGATTATGCGAGGTTATGATCATGATTATATTAATGTGGAATTAGATGAGGAAGAAATGCGATTAATGGATGATTTCCTTAATAAATTTATATATAAGAAAGAAAAAGAATTAAATGTTCTTAAAGAACAATTTGATAAATATTAATAATTTTTGTTTATTTTTATAAAATAAACTGGTGAAACGTGATATTAAAGTGGAGATTCGAACTAAGATGACATTGAGAAAAAATTAATAGTTTAATGTAACAGAAGTTTATTATGAGATTTATTAAGTCAAAGGAAAGCGAATTACATCCTAATTATGTATCAAGAGTAATTCGTATTAAGGACGAGGATTTTTCTCCACACCCTCATCCAGATGTAACAAAGTTAAAGTGCTGCAGAATTGGTGGAGATACTATATATAATGTTATTGTAAGTATAGATTCAAAACCTGGAAAGTATGTCTTTTTCCCTGCAAGTACAAAGATCAATCCTGAATTTTTACGATATGCTAACTTATATCGCGATCCTGAAATGAATAGTAATCCAAATAAGACAGGATTTTTTGAAGAGAATGGTAGAGTAAAGTCAATTAGGTTAAAGGCATCATATGAAAAAATAGATCCATCAACAGGTATAAAGGAAAATATATTTTTACCTAATGGTGTTTCTGACGGATTTTTAATTGAATTACATGTTGTTCTTGATTTTATATTAGAAACATTTAATATAGAAGTAAATGAAAATGATATACCTGATGATACCTGGTTTGATACTATTGAACATGAAGGAAAAACATGTTGGTTATCTAAGAAATTTATTCCTAAAGTATTTACTGCAAAGAATAAAACAGCCGGTGATCAATCAAGATATAAGAGACGTCAGAAGAAATTAAAGAGATTTAATAGAGTTATACCAGAACAGTTTAGATTTCATTATGATTCAACACTGGTAAAGAAGGCTCCATTTGTTGTACAACCTACTGATTATATCCATATTTCGGGTAAAATGCATGGATGTGTTGATAAAGATACAATCATAAATACTAATTTGGGAGATTTAACTATAGGTGAAATAGTTAATAATAAATTAAATGTAAATGTAAAAGCATTTGATATAGAAAATAATAACATAGTATATGTACCTATAGATAATTGGTATACAATTCCTAATGATGGTGATTGGTATGAATTAACATTAGAAGATGGAAGAACTATACAAATTACTGGCAATAATCCTGTATGGTTACCTGAATTAAATTGTTATAGAAGAGTAGAGGATTTAAATATAAATGATATATTATTAGTAGATTAAAAGTTATCCGTGTATTTTTCTAGTAAATCAATTTTCTAGTAAATTAAAAAATAATAA